TAAAGAACCTAGTTCTTCTATAGCTTCTTGAGAAGCTCCTGTTAGAGTTCTTCTTAGAGCTGCAGGAGCCATTAACAAAGCAGCCTTAGCAGGTGATATAGCTCCCTTAGGTAATAGTCCTAATAGAACATCTCTCTTAACTGTTAAGCGACTCAGACTAGCAGGATCTAATTTACCTAGTTTAGCAAATGCAGGATCTAAAGCACCGTAAGCAATCTTGCCACTAAACATGTTTACATCAGGTACAATAGATTCTGTAAGACCTTCTACAGCCGCACGCATAGTAGCTACTTTAAATGCATCATCAGAGTTCTTAAAGTTAGAGCGTTCTTCTGCATAAAATCTAGGGAAAGTTGTAGCACTTACTATACCCATAGTAGAAATACGTGGAGCCCAGTTTTTTACAAAGCTAGCATTTGCAGCTTCACCTAATCCTGCAGCAGCACCCATCCTACCATAAGTTAATCCTGCACCTCTACCTACTGCACCTAATCCTTTAGAAATTGCAATAGTAGTAAGTACGTCTGTTAAGATAGGAAGAGTTTGTTCTACAGGAGCCCATAGGTTCCAATGAGACTCTCCGCTTTTATCTATCCATCTTACTTGACTCATAGTAACTCGGTTACCATGAATGTCTCTAGTAATTTCAGAATCGTCTATTTTACTATTCTTGTTTAGATCTTTACCTACAAAGTAAGTAGGAGGAGCAATAGACTCTGCAGCAGACTTAAGTCTGTATCCAAGTTCTTTGTTTCCAAAAAAATAAGCTGCACCTGAAATTTGTTTGGTAAAATTTGAACCTATACTCTGAGCACTTCTATATAGAGTTTCTGACCAAGATCCTTGATCACCTTCAGCAAGCATTTCATTACGATATACTTCCTGTTTTTGTCTATCTTTTTTCTTAGTATACTCTTCTGGGTAGAAGTTCTTTAGGTAAGTATCTTCATTAGTGTAAGGCTTAAGTTTCTGAGAAAGGTTATTAGCGTAGTTAAGTTCTTTTACTACACCTGCTTTCTGCATAGCTAACGCATTCTTCTGACCTTGATCATATGACTGCTTAATTTGAGAATCTAAATCTTGGATTTGTTTCTGATAGTCGTTGATCTTTTCATCTACTGATTGCTTAACAGCATAATTATACTGCATTTCCATACCAGCATAAAGATCCTTATCAGTATCTACATAGGTAGATTTAAAAGTAGATAAGTCTTCTTCGTTATATAGTCTAGATCCTATTCTATTAGATTCTAAATCTGCAAGACTATTGATAATGTCAGAGTTCTTAGTTTGTTTAGATTTAAGTGAAAGAGGAAGACGTGAGTTAGCATTAAAGTCTTTAAGTCCCTTTTCTCTGTCCTCTAAAGCATTTTCAGAAAAGAAAGAATCAGTCTGTTGTTTAGCTAATTTAAACGTATTGATCTGGTTAACCTGCTCTACTAAACCTGCATAAGCTTGTCTTAAGTTTTCTTTTTCTTTGTTACTTAAAACAGACTTAGAAATATTATTATACTTATCACGTAGTTCTTTTAATGCCGCTTGACTTTCTTCAAGACTTCCTTCTCTTAAAGTCCTACTCAATACATCGGCAGATACTTTAATCTCTTGTTGTATTCCTTTGTCTAAACTTATCTGAGGAATCTCAATTCCCTTAAGCATAGAACTAGATACGTTTTCATAAGGGCTAAGCATCTCTGCTTTAGCTCCTCCTGCTAAAATATCATTTACTCCTTTACCAATAGTCAACTGTGCTTGAAAAGGTGCTGCAGCTGCTCTACTTATTTCGGCAGCTGATGTAGATATACTAGCAGCCTGTAGACGAGATACTGGCTTAGATTGTGTAAATGGATCTAGTCCTTGATTCTGAAGTAATGCAATTATAGGATCTTGTGGCATCTAATAGTTAGTTAAAATTACTGTGTAAACAAATATAATTAATTGTAATTAATAAAGATAGATAAATTTATTTCTTATCTATATCGGAAGAATACTTCACAGATCTAGTAGTCTTAGTAGTTCCTCCATCATCTGTAGTAGAGGTACTAATATCAGCTGCACCTATATAAAAGTTATTTAAATTAGGAGCATTTCTAATAAAGTCAAAAGATGTCATACCCCCTAAGGTTCTATCGAAGATACCGTTTACACTTACAGGTAAATTAATATCTTCTCCCTCACCGTACTTATCTATAGCAGTTCTAATGTTTCTAAGGTCTTCTCTTAGTCTGGTATTAGTAGACTCGTAGTCTGTGCCTTCAGAACCTGAAAGGATTGCTGAGATTGCATTTTGATATTTAGAATTGATACCTCTCTTTGGAAGTTTAGCAAGTGCTTGTTCAATGTAGAATAGTTGATCTTTTCCTGTAGCCTTCTCAGCTCTTCTAAAATTCTGTACAGCTTCATTAAGGTTAGAAGCAGCTCCAGCATTTCCATCTTGTCTTGCTTGTTCTGCAATAACAGCCAAGCTACTTTGAACTTTACTAAAGTTCTGTAACAAAGGTTTGATTACAGAAGTGTCAGCTTGGAAACTTACTTTTTGATTTAAGTTATTAATATCAATTGCAGTCTGTCTATCAGCGTTAATCTTTTGCATTTGTCTAGCATCTGCTCTAGCTTCTTTCCAGTATTCGTTGCTGATAAGATCTCTACTTACTTTTTGACTAGCATACATGTTACCCATGTTTGTAGCAAACTTGTCTTGGTAGATTTCCATGTACTCACCTAAGTCAAAGTCTTCTAAGGTAGTAGAAGCTTTTTGTTCTGCTAACAAACGAGATTGTTCGTAGTAAGTTGCTTTTTGTTTAGCCTGTTCTAATTGTGATTTAACAGTAGGAGACTTAGTAGTAGCGTATGCTCTTTCTAATCTGTTTGCCTCATTCCTAAACATCTGTGCATTCTGTGCTGCTGTAGTAGCCTTAGACTGCATATCTTCTACGTAACCTGTATAAGCATTATCTTTACCTATTTGGTCTAGACTATAACCAGCATCCATTTGAAACTGACGTAACTTGTTAGGATCAGTTGCAATGAAAGCTTTAAACTTCTCTGCTAAGTCTGCTGTGTTAAATCCTTCTACGGTTACCTTTTCAATATAAGCAGGTCCCATACCAGATTGCATATTAAAAGTCTCGTTTTGATTAGGCTTTTGAGTCTTCATAAACTCCATCCAATCTTTAGAAAGATCTACGTAAGGAGTATAGTCTTTGCCGTAACCGATCTTTTGACCTAACTTACCACTTTGCATATAGTCGTTAACGTCCTTCATATAGAAGTAGTCATTAACTGCACTACGTTCTCCAGGCTTCATCTTAGACAATTGTTCTTGCCTACGAGATACTTCTTTACCGTTAGAGATAGCTGTTAAGATATATTGATCTCTTTCTAAGGGTTTACCTACGTTTAAAACTGCTTGTACATTTGCTTTGTTAGAGAAGTCTAATCCTGCGCTTGAACTAATAGCCTTTACTAGGTTACCCATACTCTTATCAAAGTACTCTTTCTCTACGTCAGTAAGAATAGAAGAACGTAAGTTATGATAACTGTCAATGTTCTGTTGTACTTTAGCTACACCTTCATCATACATTTCTTGCTTTTTCTGAGCAAACTTTAATAGGTCGTCTGCTGGTAAAGGAGAAATATAATCTGGATATTCAAACTTTGTATGTTGTGCTGAAATTGGCATGGTTTACTTTTTAGATTTTTTGTACATTCCTTTTTTAGCTGTCTTAGTTGCTTTAGCATCTTGATCTTTCATATAATTATAATAGTCAAAAGCAGCTTTCATATTTGCAGGTAAACTCATATCACCTGTAGAATTAACATCATAGCCAGGAGCAACAATAGGAATACCCATAGCTTTAAGGTTTTCGTCTTGTTCAAATTTACCTCTTTTCTCTGTTAAACTAGCAACTGCTGCTAACTTTTCTCCAGACTGAGCATCTCTAGCTTGGCCTACTAAGTTATTGTATACACGATCAAAAGCCTGAGCATTAAACTGATCTGCTTGCATACTCATTTGTGCATTAGCCATATCAGCTTGAGAACGTCCCTGAGCATCGAAGTTTTGCTTAGACTGAAAAGCTTTTTGTTTAGCGTCTAATCCTGCGATGTAAGCCATGTTAGGATCTGCTCCTGATCTCATAGCTGCCATTCCCATATTATCAATGTCTTGTAACTCACTCTGAATGTTTAAAGTCTGAGGACGTACGTAAGGAGCGTCTACTTCAGGAATAGCATAAGAGTAGATTTCTTGTGCTTGAGCTAATCCCATAGCTTCAGGAATAGCTTGATACAAAGGAAACTGTCCTCTAGTGTATTTACCTGTTACTGGTTTTCCCACTTCACCAACAGGAGTTCCTCCAGTTACATCCTGTTTAGGGGTTTCTTCTGGGGTTTCTCCTGGAGGAGTTTTAGCTTTAATTGCATCATAATGCTCAAAGCCAAACATTTTATCATCGCCTTCTTGTGCCCTAAATTTATTTTCAGGTAAGTATTTTTGAAATGCAGGATAGAATGCTTTTTCTCTAAAGTAGTCATCAGCATATAATTTAGAAGCATCGTTTACATCATACCCTTCAGTATCCACCCCCATTAACTCAAAAGCTTTTTGACGAGTCTCTAATTCATTTAATTTTCCTGCCTGTTCTTTACCTATACTTTCTGCTACAATTTTCTTTTCGAAGTCTTGAGGAGAAAGTCCTGAATGGAATCCTTTAATACCAGGAGCTCCTTGCATTCTTGTATTAGATGTTTGAACTAAGTTGCTGATTCCGTAAGACTCAGCTGCCCTTGCTACACTAGTAAGTGCATCTTGATCTAAACCTGCAGGTACTTCTAATCTATAAGCTCCAATAGAACCATCTTTCTTTTGAAATCCGGGATCCCATTTAGCGTAGTTTCGAAGTTGTGGAGGAAGACTTGTAACATCTGGTTGAGGATTCTTTTTACCTCCGTCTTTCATATTAGCAGTAATTTTAGCTTGTACATAACCAGGTAATGATTTAAATCCTGGGTTATTGATACCTGCTCCATTCTTAGCTTCTACTTCCCCGTTAGAATTACCATTCATAATCTGCTGGTCTCTGAAGAGTTCATCAAGAATCTTTTGATTACGTTGCATCATAATACCTGCAGTATCCTTATCTACTTGTTTAGCAAAAGGATTCTCTAAGGTTTTCTTATATGAAGTAGTATCGTAGTTCTTAGCAATCTGAGCAAAGGTTTTCTTAGAGCCTTCTGGCTTTAAGTTGTTAGAGTAAACACGAGTTTCATCAGGAAGGTTTGTAGGGATACCTCCATTCTCATGAGAGGGTCCTTCAGCTATTTCTGTCTCTAAGTTTGGAAGTTGGATAAACTCTCCTCCTTCGATCTCTACATCGTTCATGCCATCACTAGCATAACGTTTATTTATTTTTGCACCCATTTCGGCTTTGATTGTAGGTTGATACTCTGTTCCACCACTAGTAGTAGGACCATACATAAAGTTATAGTCGTAAAGAGGTTTAGAGTTTTTTTGTTGAATTGATTCAGTTAATTTACGTTGATTTTCTAAGTCTTGATTATATGTAAGAGCTGCATCTAATCCTAGTAATCCAAGATTTAATGCATCTCCAAAGTCCTCTCCAAATTTAGGAAGTTTCTTTTTTGTTTTAGGATTATACTGAGAAGCTACTTCATTACTTACATCTTGAGCATCTTGTATACTTTCAGGAGTAGTAGTAAAATATTCTGCTTCATCTAAGGTTTGATCTTGATTACGTATATCTGCAGACATTCTATCTCCTATACCTTGACGTTCTGTAATAGGAGCAATAGAAGATTTTTTAGCAGGAGAGATTTCCAACTCTCCATATGCCTTTTCATACTCTCCTTCATTCTTAGGTTTGCCTAATCCCATCATATCTTTAGTGATAGGCTTAATCTTACTAGCTATCTCTTCTATAGTAGGATAGTCTTGAATAGGCTCTAGACCTGCTCCAGATATTTTGTCTACAGGTTCTTTCATACCTGATTGACCAAATCTCTTAAAAAGATTGTTTCTTAACATGTTTTAATGATTAATGTTATTAACTTAGTATGTTAATAAGTGCTTGAGAATAAGCTAGTTATACAAATATACAAGATTAATAAAAAAAAGCAAGGGGTAATTGCTTACCCCTGACCTCGTGATTTCTTTAAGTAGTTCTTACTAGACTTTAACTTTGAAGCTTTAGTTTTTGCTACTACTCCCTTTCTGCGAATCTTTGGTTTAACTTTAAACTTAGAAGCAGTAGAAGTTGATTTTGATTTAGATGCTTTAGCGGCCATATATTTAGTTTTAGTTTATTTAGTTATTAGCACTTCCAACGCCTACGTGCTTGTCTGATTCTGCTATTAGGATCATTCTGTGTAGCCTGAGAGGATCTACGCAATTGACCTAATGAACGAGCACAGTAGGACTTTCTACGATTAGCTGCTTTGCTACCTGGCTTTACCTTACCTGTAACAGCAGTACTTAGTTTAGATCCAGGGTTTGCTCTACGATAAGCCATTACACCTTTCTTAGTCATACCTGCTCCTTGTTTAGTAGGACGATAGTTTGCTCCTGGACCTTTAGTAGTCTTAGCAATGTTTCCTCCCTTAGCCATGTAAGCAGCTTTAAGTCTGCCGCCTGCCATAAATTTGTAACCATACTTAGAAGCATCTTGTCTAGCTTCAGATACGTTTCCACTATTAGCTGCTACAAATCTTGCTTTAGCTACTGAGGTAGGCATCTTACCACCGTCAGCCATCTTAGCTTTAATCTTGCGTTCTTGTTTAAGCATCTCTGGAGTAGGCTTCTTTCCAGAACCTCTCTTAGCACGGATGTTATTCCATAAAGAATTTTCTACACCCAGTTTATTTAATTTCTTTTTCATATTATTACGTTTTTCCAAGTTTTACCTCTATGGATGTCTTTTACAGAATAGTAACTAAGTCCTAACATATCTGCAACTTCTTTTGGCTTATGTCCCAATTGTAGTTTTGTTTTTATCTTAACTACGTCTGACTCGGTCAATTTTGCCATACTGTGTGCTTCTCCAGATTTCCAATTCTTAGATAATAGTTTTAAGTGTTTGTTTTTGTATTCTGTATTTTGCCAGTTTTGTTTTTGTTGCGCAGACTTTGCTTCCTTGGTTTCTTTACTTCTCTTTATTCCAGTGTTACTTCCTGCAATCTTTGCCACGTTATACTCAGGCAATAAAGTATCTAAGTAATGTTGTTCTCTTGCAAGTAGGTCTTGAGTTTCACATTCTTCTATTATCTCTAATTTAAAATTGTCCTCTCCGTATTTAATAACTGCACGAATTAGAACAGTACAAGAGCTTTTATTTATTCTTATATGATTAAGGTGTGTATAATATCTTTTAATAAAGTTCTGGCTACTTCCTATGTAAAAATGACCATTAACTAGGTTGGTGATTTTATAAATAACTCCACTACGACTCTTGTTAGTGATGTACTTAGTTACCTGATCTTCTGTTAAAGACAACATACTATTTCTTTACTTTAGATTTTTTTAGGAAAGAAGATAAGTCATAGTTTACTTTTTCTCTATTAAATTGTTTAGCAAGTTTATTTGCTAACTGTAGTCTATTTGATTTACTTTTAACTCCTCTTAAGATAGCAGCTACTCCATCTACCATCTCTTTATCATCACCTTCTACTTCTCCGCCTTCTTCCATCCTACGTAAATTAGGATTAGGTCTAAATTGTACTTGAGCATTATCCCTCTGGGGAGTTCTTATAGTTGAGTTATAAGGAGAGTTTTGCGTAGCTGAACTAAAATCTCTAACTGTTGATGCTGTCTTAGATATTACTGGATTAGAAAAAGTTTGAAATGTTTTAGCTTTAGATGCCATACTTGAAGCAAGTCTCGCAGAATTAGCCATCTTTGCAGCATCTGCAGCTGCACCAAACCACTTAGATGCTCCACCACTAGCAGCACTAGCTAAGTCTAGACTCATTCCTGTATAATCCCCCTGATAGGCATTCAAACCTGCACCAAGAAGTGAAGCCACTGTACCTACTGGTGGTGGAATGTAAGAAGCTGCATCTAAAGCAAGTTCTATTCCGCCATTAGGCATCTTACGTTTTTTAGAATTCTTATATGCACCCTTAAGCTTAGAACCTGAGGGTGCACTGGGAATTATAGAACCGTTTACTCCTGGGACAAACATAATTTAACGAAGTGGTTTACCTGCTTTGTATTTAGCTAAGCGATCCAATACTAACTTCTCATTAGCAGATACTCCCTTGTAAGGAGACATCTTAGAAGAGTTTTGCTTAGGAGAGTTTTTCTTATACTTAGAAAGGTTGTTGAATGCACTAGTAACATATGCAGGTTCCATTCTGGTATTTGGCATCTGTTTTAAATTAGAAGCTGTACTCATAGGCTTCTTAGCTTTAATAGAAATTTCTTGCATACGTACTGGCTTATTCTGAGTTCCATGAATAGCTTCTAAGTCAGGACTTAACTTGGATTTACTAGCAGTTGTAGAGGTTTTAGTCTTAATATAAGACTCATAAGCCTTCTGTGTTTGTGGTCCCCAAGCTCCATCAGCAGCAATATTATATCCTTTACTCTTAAGCATTTGCTGATACTTCATTACCTTCTGTCTTTCAGGAGAAAGATTTGAACCTTCTAACTGGTTTAAAGTACTCTTAGCCGCCATGTTTAATGGATCAATTGGTTTTACTGTAGGCATATCCATTTCTCTAGGCATATCCATTTCCATACCATCTGCTCCTTTACGCATTCCTGCAAGAGTCTTAGCTAAGTTAGCTCTCTTTACAGTGGTACTAGAAAACTTTTCTTTGTTGCTTAATACTTTATCACGAAATGCAGGTACAGACATACCAGCATTCTTAGCTTGTGCAGTAAAAGATCCTGGCTTTTTAATAGCAGACTGGATCCACTTGCCTCCTGATTTCATTTTCTTACCTCCGCAACTCATGCAGGTAGAATAAGATTTCTTTAAACGGTTCATATAGTTTAATTTAGTTATTTAGTTTAGTGTCAATTGATATAAAGTAGAAGTAATCAAAGCAATGATCTCATCTACGATATTTTGTAGATGGGTGTTTTCGTTTCCGAATACATTACGATGCTTCATTACATAGTCTTTCATGTAAGTAAGATGAGCTTTAGCATTCATATACTCTGATCCAGGAATCTTAAAGTTTAAGCGTTTTCCAATAGTTCCGAAGTATGCTTCTACTAAATCATCTAATAGACCAATTACTTCTGAGTAGTAACCGTCTAAAGCTTTGTGCTCACTAAACGAAGTTGTTTGTAAGTGAGCTAAGTGAATGATGTCCCTAGACTGGAATAACTGTCCCAGTACTATTTCGGGTTTAACTGTTGTGAAGAGTTCTTTTTCTTTCATGATATTATGGGTTGGTTTGGGTTATTTGAATGGTGTTAATAAACTTAAATCTAGAGTACTGATCTTGAATCAATCTTACTTTAGCAAAATCAGATTTGATCTTAGACTTTTGATAAGATACAGACACAGGTCTTACACTCTTAGTATTAGGTACTTTGTCTATAGGGTATTGAGTAACTAAGTCACTCCACTGAGTCGACCATAGAGGTTGACCATTTCCTTGAGCTGCAACGTTCCAAAATCCATTAAAGGTATACAAGTGTTCTCTACGAGAGATAAGAGCTTCTATGCCTGTTGCTGTCATTCTAGGATAGGTAATCTTCTGTCTTGTGTTACCAAACTCTTCAGGAATCAACTTAATGATACCAGTAGACTGTTCTTTGTTATAAATAATAGCCTTAGTAAAGTTTGCTAAGTTTTTCTTGTTAGCAGTAGACAAAGAATAGTACTCGTAATCAGAATAGTATTCCTGAATGTCCTGCATCAAAGTAACAGAGTTAATTGTAGATACTTGCGGGAAAGAGTTTACATTATACTCTAGAATATAAGGATACAACTTGTTGTAGTAATTCTGATAAGTATAGATAGACAAGTTATGATTCCAAGTAGATGCTCCTGTAGAAGTATTAATCAAAGTTTGGAAATGACCAAGTAAAGGAACAAAGAAGTTAGGAAGGAAAGAGTAAAAAGAAATAAAGTTCTTTAACTTAGGGGAGTAAGCTACTGTCCAAGACTTGTTCTCAAAGAAAGCTGGATCTCCAAAAGAAATTACTATCTGTATACTTCCACTATCTACTACATACTTAAGATAATTACTATCTGCCACGTCTGTAATATATCGTACAACTGACGCACTTCCAGGTCTATACTCAGGCTTGACTCTGTAATCTAACTTAGTAATAAACACTCTCTCGTATCTTTCATCCCATCCCATAACAATACCTAATCCAATAGGAGGATTGTCAATGTCTGCATTGGGAATATCTTTAAGGATTTGGAAAGGTAAGTTTTGCTTAAACCAGTTGTAATTGTTTTCTGTTTTAATCTCGTTAAACCCGTCTCCAGTAATTTGATAGATATGCCCACGTTTAGCGTCTACCCAGAATGTTCCGTACTCACACTTAACATAAGCTTTGTGTTGAGTTCCAATATAACCTAGATCACTCTTAGCCAAGTCAACAGGCTTCTGTTTGAACATCTCTGCATTACCAATCTCTAACTGATAAGGAGAAGTAGTGCTTAGAGTAATACGAGAGTTGTAAACCTTAGTAGTATTTTCAAACCTAGCATATACTCTTTCGTTCTCTCCTGCATTTAAGTCAACTAAGCGTCCTCCTTGCTTAGGGAAGTCATAGAAATTACCTGGACGAAATACTCTCCAAGCATCTGAAAGATAGTTAGAAGAGTTTGCAGGATCAGAATAGATTACACGGTTATGGTGAATAGACAAACACTCTAAAGAAGGATACTTTAATCTATAAGGTAAGTTAGGACTTAAGTTCTGTGCAGAGTAAGTAGCATTGTAGCTATAGAAGTTGTCAAACTTAATAGGTACGTTTACTTCATGCAACCAGTCATCTGGGATACCATCTCCTACGTTAGGATAGAAGTTCTCTTCTAAGTCATTTCTTCCATGACGCAAGTCTACGTTAATATCAGACTCTACATAGAATACTGGTATACCATAAGAAGCTGTGTAGAAGAATCCATCTCGGTCTACATCTGCAGTACTATTTGCTGAGTCAAGATTAATTTTTGGAATATAATCATTTAACACAGAAGCAAAAGCAGTTACAAAAGCAGCATTAGCTGCGAGGTCTGCAGCTGCTGCAGCTTGTGATCCTAAGTTAAGTAAAGCAGGAGCTTTCTTTGCTGCTATAGCTAATCCAAGAGCAGTTAAAGATCCAGCTATATCTCCTGCAGTAATAGGTTCCGAGGAGTTACCTGCATAATAGGTAGGATATCCTAAGTTAGGAAACAACCAGTAATCAAAAGGAACATTATCTACCTTAGCTGGTAAGTTAGCTAAGTTACGAGTAAAGAACGAGTGTTTACGTTTAAGTGCAAACTGATTAATATAAGTGTCTCCTCCAAATGCAGGATAGAAAGTTCTTTCTACTTTTAAGTATCCAGAATCATCTAAACTTACATCAGCACTGTATCCAGTAGAAACGTATTTAATATTTTCTATAGGACCGTACTGATTAGGAAAGTTTCTTTTAATTGAAGAATAGTAGGCTCTAGTATTTGACTCTACAATCTTAGAAGGATTATCTTCTAATCCTGCTTGAGAAATTGTAAACCTTGTAGTATCTCTAATTAATAAAAAGTTATTTTCTAGAGGCTCGTTTGTCTTTAGATAAACAGAAGTTTCTCTAAGTCTGTTATGTAGAGGAAAATTATCATTTAACTCAACTATCTTATCATTAGCATAAAGTCCGATATCTAATACTCTTCGTTTGTTTCCAGTATTAGGAATAGACTCGTATTTAGTATAGTTACCTACTGAATTGTATTGCCATGCTAACTCTCTATAAGAAAGAGACTTTTCAATTAAGTCTTTCATAATAGAAGTGTTAGTAATAATTTCTGTTACTCTACCCTCAAAAACAGATCTAGAACCTGCTGTGACACCGAGATCAGACTCAGAACTTGTAACGTAAGATAAAAGCGTAGCAATTGATGCAGATAGAAGATTAGTACCCTTACCTATTATTTTATATTTAGGATGATCTAATACAGGAACAAAGTGACCTTTTACAATTCCGTGTTCTAAGGTTTCTAGTTTAAGTTCTGTACCAATCTTAGGATACTGGAAGTGAGTATCAGGTGAATGAAAAGTAAATCTTTCTGTTCCATATAAAACAGGATTTACAAATCCACTGTGCATAGGGAAGTCAAACTCTCCTCTATCTCCTTTGTCGTAAAACTTAGAATCTGTTTTAATAAAAGCATCAGGACCTCTATCGTTATAAGGATAGTTAGGGTAGTAGTAATTCTTACCAGTATCTTCATCGTGAAAGGTTCCTACATCATACACAAGTCCCTTAGCAATAACTGATTTGTTATTTACACGGTTACCCCTTACCAACTCATATCCACAGATAAGTTCCTTAACAGGAATCTGATGATTACCATAAGTGTTTAAGGGATCGTAAACAGTGGTGTTATTTACTATAGATTCAAATACTGTTTCCTGTACACGTACTCCTATAGGATAGATGATTGGTTCATCATTCTTGTGGATGTGTGTAATAGCACTATCAGGAAACTTATGGTGACGAATAGGTTGACCTGCTAAGTCTCCCCATACTTCTTCATAACAAGGATAAGTTTCTGTAGATTCCCAATAAGCAAACTGTCCTGCTTCTCCTGGTACTATAGCACAAGAGTATTGTTCTTCTTGTTTGTTTGCAGGATTTTGAGAGTACATTAAACCCTTAGATCCTGTATTGTATACTTGCCAACGTAAAGACTGTTCTTCTGCTATACAATCGTTAACAATATGAAACACGTCTTTGTTAGCAGGATCCATAGGATCAAAGTCTGTACTGTTAGCAAGTCTTCCAGGAATATGAAATACATCTGTATACTTACCGTTCTTTAGTTTAAACTTAATACCAAATGGATAAACCTCATCTCTCTGATAAGTGCGGAAGAAATAAGCAACTTCTGGATTAGAGTAGTCAAACTTCTTATCTACTGGCATCTGTACAGTTTCCCACCTAAGTTGGATCTGATTTGCAATAGGTTGGAAGTTGTACTTAGGAGTCTCTACTAAATCAGCTAATATTAAAATGTCATTCTGTTTCTCGATAATCTCAGCATGCTCGTAATGAGGACTACGGATTAAAGGAGTAATAGAAGAGAAGGTAGAAGAGTAATCTCCTGTATAAATAATAGAATCAGATAAAGAACTTTGATTCACTCTGTAAGTACCTACCAAGTGGTATGTAGTTACTTCGTTAATGTTTTCTGCAACAGTTAAGTTAAAGTAATCAAAGATTGCAGTTTTATGATCTATAGAGACTCTAATAGATTTAGAAGTTTCGTATTCAGTTTGTTCAGTAATAGCTCTCTCAAAGATTGGAATAGGGTTACAGAAATCAATATAGTCTGTAAGTTCCTTACCGTTCTCATCTGCATAAGCTACAGAGAAAGAATATACACCACCCTTAAGTCTTCCTCCTGAATCAACTGCAGTAGGATACACTTCAGGCTGACAGAAGTCTGGGAATAGTTTTAAGCGCTCACAAGCGTTTGAAAGAGATGTAATGGGTTCACCACATTGATCCCTACCCAAAGGTTCCTCTAATGAGAAATAACGAGGTTGTATGTTACGAGCAACAAAGTATACTTTAGTTTCACAGTTATCTATACGATACTCTGCATACACAGGAAAGTCTACTGATAACTTTAAGCAACATCCTCCTCCTGGTTCACAAGGAGTTTCTCCCCCTTCGTATACTTCACTAATCAGTCTTACGTTAGGTGGAAGTACATACTCACCTCTACGAGCTAAGAAGAAGCCTATACCAAAAAAAGTTTGACTCTGTGGTTGACCACTACAGTCTGTCCAGTTAACTGTATAAGCTTGATTTGACTCTCCTGTTTCTTCAGTTGATTCTACTGAATAGAAATAACAACCACCTGTTTCTTGGCAGCAATCATCTACGATTAAAGGGGTGAAGGTACAACAGGTATCTAAAGACTCCCCTAATTGTGAACCTACCGTACTAGTAACTACTGTACCAGATACACAACCGCAATCCTTTTCAGTTTCAGTTAATGTTGTACAATCTTTATCTAAGTTAGTTATTTCGCCTATTAAGGATCTTCCATCAGGATGAGCTAAGAAAACAATAAGTTTAGATTGTTCTAAGATACTGAGGTTACCTACAATCTTATACCCTGGATACTGAGAAGTAAAATCAAAACATAACTGGTTAGAAGATTCGTTAGTGTATGTGGTAGAGTTACCATCATGAGACTGAATGTTTGCGTTTAGAGCAAACGTAATCATGTTCTCCTTGATCTGGTAATTAACCGAATCAAGGTTTAAACCTGCTATATTTTGATTGATCTTGTTATCCATTAAACTTAGGAGATATGGAACTTAGTAAAGCGATTTTTAGTACGGGCTACGTTATCAGCCATCTGCTGTTTAGTGTAGGTTAACAAGTAACCATTAGCAGCTTGTAACTTATTTAATTGATCTTGTCTGTAGTACTGAAACTTAGACTCTACTTGACGTTGACTTTCGTCTACTACTGAATGCCAAAGCTGCTCAAAAAATTTAAACTTAAGATAAGACTTGACATACTCTTCAACCTCAAGAATTTCTGGCACCATAGGTATGTTATCATCGTCCATTGGACGTGAGTAATATCTAAGGAAAACACAACCTGTTTCAAACGTTGCACTAACTGTTTTATTTGGATAAATTTGTAATACATCAGCTGACGACACATTGAGGTTTTCACAACCCTCAATACACATAGTCTTAGAACCATGATACACTCTAAGCATCTTAGGGTGTTGCATAGTAATCTTAAAACCGGGTGTAGGTACACTGATAGTCTCGTAATAGTTTTCTTGCTTGACACAGTCTCCTGCATCACAACCTCCAGTACATTCTAGATTCTGCCACCAGTATCCCTGCATAGAATTAACACCTGAAGTCCATTGTACATCTGCTTCGTAAATCAAAGCATAGTCTAACAAAGAAAAGTCACAGGGTAATTCAGATTTATAATTAGAGAAAGTAAGTACAGCTTCTTCAGGCTTCAATACCATTACACGAAGTTTGCGTAAAGCCTGATCAATGAAAGTAGGAATAAGAACCTCACTGATAGCACCAGCTTCAAAGTACGACTTGAGCTCTTGCTTTACTTCAGCAACTAAAGGCTCAGAGGAAATAAAGTTAGTGTTATCGTATTTCATTTTATTTTAGTTTACCTTATATTTAGTTTGTTGTCTTTGATTGCTTGAGCTAAGGCTGTTTTATGTCTGTTAGACATTCTTAGATCGTAGAAACCAAACTCAACTATTCGTTTAGAATATGGATACAAATGAAATTTATAGACTGCACCATCGGTATGTGAATTTCTATAAGGCACCTTGATGCCAGTTTCATTGTAGAGCTTCCAGTTAATAATTGTATGTTTACCTTCTTTAATCGCATTTTCAGTCTTTACAATTTTAATTGATCCGAAGTTTGGAAACCGCAGTGAGTATCTTCCACGTAATAACCTCTCTATAAGTTTAATGTGAATCTTTTTAGGAATGCCACAAAACTGCTTATAGGTAATGTCTTTGCGTTTAGTTTCTTTTAAGAACAGATGGTAGGCTCTAAGGGAAAGATAGTTCGTATCCGAAGTTGTATCCTTCTCTTTTTTCCTAACTTGTTTTCTTGGGTTTGGTTTTATAAAGTCTTTCGACATAATTAGTTGGGTTCATCCCTGTTGTTGTCTTCAGTCTCGTAAGGCAACTTATGATAGTTGATTAAAGACTGATTACACATTTCAATCAAAGTATCCAGCAAGTAGCCAGGAAACTTAAATTGTTTATCATACATACTCATACACTGTGAGCCATCAAGATCTTCGATAGACTCAGTAAAGTAAGCGTACATATTCACACACTCTACATCTGGATCTAAAACGTAAAGATATCCATTGCGGATAGTATAGTACTTTTTAGGGGTCTTAAAACGTAAAGAATTATGATTAATAAAATCTCTAATAGTAGTAGGAAAAAGTTCCTGCGAGTTAGAAGTGTTGAACACCCCCTGAATAAAGTACGAATACAACCCCTCATCTATTTTTGGTAGTTTGTTTTTGCTTCTACGTATAGGACAGTTAAGATCACATTCAGAACCGGGAGCCTCAATTAAATGTAAACACTCATATGCTTGATACACATTATCTGAAGTAAGAAGTCTTCGTAAGTTGATTTCTCTACGTAATAGTGTAGAAGCTTTAGTTTTTAATAAGCCGTAAATATAGCGGTCACTAATCATATCATCATCACTGATGAACTTGTTAGCGCTCTTTACCCTAGCGATTAAGTCTGAGTTAGTATACATTAGTATATAGTTTGGGTTAATTTAAGGCTTATTACAAATATAAATTAATTTTAACTTTAAGTCAAGTGTTTATTTAAGAACTAGAAGAGCCCACTTTCGCAGGCTCCTACTAGCAAGATGACAGGAAAACCAACCAAAAAAACCCTGCCAAGATTTTTATTATACTTTATAGGTGTTGCCGCCTAGTACAATTTCTAAAGAATCACCTGCTGAGAAACTCAAAGTTCCTGCAGGATTGATTAAGTAAATCAATACACTACCTCCAGATAAAGCTGCAAGACCTTGAGCAACTGCTGTAGGAATTGAAGGAGAGGCTGCAGTGTAGGTGTAGATTGCTACGTGGAAATACTCAGGATTAGCGTTCAGATATCCTGTAGGGATATCCAAGAAGTCAATCAACTGATGATGTGCCCAAGTAGTAGATCCAGTAATTTGTATTGCAAATGTTCCAGAAATGGTTACCATACCATTTGCCCTATGTAACTTAGGAAGAGATCCAATTGAGTATCTAGTTGAAGGGACAACACTCATATTGGAAACAGTCCTAGGAGTAGTTACTGCTGTAGTGATACTTGCACCTGCTACTTCTAAGTTTACGGTAATGTTTCCTGCATTGTTTGCACGTGTGATTGCTACTGTACCTGCAGTAGAAGTAAAGATCAATTCTTTGTTTACATACTCAGATCCATTCCAGAACAAACTATGATAAGCTGCAGGTGAGGTAGAGGTTACATCTGCTAAGCTAGTAATTGAACAAGAGTTTAATTGAGAACAAGTAAAGCGAACTCCTGAAGCCAAGGATACATTCAATCCATCAGAGTCGCTTGATGCTGTAAAGTCAGAAGCATTTAACTTCATCTTCATTCTTCCCAATGCAGCAACAATCTTAGTTAGCTGGTTAGAAAGAGTATCAGAAGTATTTGTATAGTTAAAAGTATATCCGTAGTAAGGAGTAGTTCCAAAGTTAGTAGCCCAAGTTAAAGTGTAGTTTGTAGCTGGGATAGTCGCTAAGGTAGTATTGATAGCACAGATCTGACTTGTAAACAAGATAGCAGCTGCACTTAAAGTACTAGTGCTAGATCCTCCTGTGATACAAGAAGTATCAATAGAAGCAGGTACTGCACTTCCACCTGAGATATAAGTCTTTAAGTTGTTAGCGTTAGTAGTTACTGAAGTTACGTTAGCATCTGTAGTTGTCTTAATAGAACAAACGTTAGTTACTACCCAATCAAACCAAACTTGTAAGTCAGCAGTAGAAGAAGGAGCAGTAGTAAAGCAACCTGCAGTTACTCCGCTTAAATCTAACTGAGTATTGATAGAACAGATCTTAGCTCCATAAGCAGTTAAGATTTGACTAATAGTAGATACACCTGAAGTTAAAGAGATACAACCAGGGACTGTGAATGCAGGAGTCTCTAATGCAAGAGTACGAATGTTTAATGCACACAAAGCAGCAGAAGCTGATTCAGCAAATCCTTCTACAGTTGTAATAGGAGTACCTAAGCTAGTTAATGCACCACCTAATCTCAAACATCCATAATCAAATGTAGAGTAGTCTGCACCACTTGCAGTAGACAAACAGATACGTTGGTGTAGATTAGCAATAACTGTATCTAAGTTAGCTCCGTTAGCAATGATAGCTGCAAGAGTAGTTACTTGCAAAGTCAAATCATTTGCAGGAGAAGCACCCCCTAACGCACTACCAGCTACAGTTAAGAAGTTTCCTACTGTGTATCCGCTTCCACCTGATAATACTACTACAGTATAAACATTAGAACCTGGAGTACGAGTAACTTTAACAGAAACTCCAGAACCTGATCCTCCTGTAGGAGATACAGTGTATTCAGTAACAACTGTAGGACTTAAAGCTAAACCTGCTTTGCTAACACTACCTACTGCTCCTGTACCGCAGTACAAAGGAAGTCCAGAATAGGTAATACATTTAGCGTAATTAGTTGACAAACATCCTACAGAATCGCAGGGAGTGTTTGTATATGTTCCGAAACAATCAAGACAAGTAGACATGGTTATGCGCAGCAAGTACAAAGTTTAACAATGATAGCCTGAAGTAAACCACGAAGATTTTGAATCTCGTCTCCAGAGCAAGGATTATCGCCAAGGCACTGATCAGCTAACCATACCTTAAAAGAAGAATCTAAAGGAAGATCTAACCAGTGAATATTTCCAGAATTTACGTTGATGTCTTTTGCAGACAAATAGTTTAAGCGAGAACGCAACTCACAAATAACTCCTACCAACTTAATAACTACTTGTGCAGAATAGTACTTATCATCTTGTACAGTAACTCCTGTCATAGAAATTACAGGATTAGTACCACATGCATTGTTTGCTGCATCAAAAGTAGTTTTATCTAATCCTAGACGGGTGTCTAAGTTAACTACTTTATCGTCCAATAACTTAAGCAAGTCATTCAGATAAGGGTCACAGGAATTAAAAGAATCAATCAGACCTCCTTCAGTAGGAGTACCTGTATACTTTACGCACCCAGAAGGAACGATTTCTACGCAGTTGTTATTAGGGCAGCAGTTAGTCATTGTTTTAAAGTTTAATTTTCAGAGTTGCTTTTGTATCGCAGTCTATGCAGTCAGCATACTTCAAGAAGCGTGCTAGTGCTTTAGACTTTTTGTAATAGGGCTTTGTTAAGTACTTGATATGCTGTAACTCTTTGTAAGCAGCATGAGCAAGTTTCTTCTTAACAGTCAGACTCAAGTCTTCTGAGTAAGTCATCGGCTTTTCTATATAATTCAGTAGCTTTTGCAGGGTTGCATAAATCAGCATGTGCTTCAGCACCCTTAAGCAAAAACTCAATTTTGTCCAAGTAAATAAGAGTCTTCTCGTCATCACAGCAGTCTACATACTTAGCCCACTGTACTCCAAGACGACAATCAATCTTACAAGTCCTCAAGTGGTAGCGAGTGTTGATACCAGTATCAGGACAAGTGGTAATAGTTAAAGTATAAACGCCATCAGGTAAAGCAGTAAAGCCACTGGTAGAAGAAGTAGTGAATCCAAAGTTATAAGAGTTGAATATGTTTACTTCGCCAATAGTGTAATTGAAAGTAAAAGGATTATCATAGCCAGGTACTGAGATAGAAATCTCTGCAGTATCAGGAGCTAATGGGTATACTGATGTATCAAGGATAGACAAGTAAGAGCAATCCTTTGCTTTAAGTGCTTCTAAGTTAAGTTGTACGTTCATAGTTTTTTAAAAAAGGGGGAGTGTTATCTCCCCCATTTATTTAGAGATTAGGCAGAAGTTACGGTTTCCCATGCAGTTCCATTGTAGAACTTAAGGGCTGTATTAGTACTATCATATACCAATGTACCAGCAGTCATACCAGTTAAGGCAGCAATTTCTGGAGCTGTATATACTTTTAAAGTAATAGTAGAGTTGTTAACTGTACCGTAAGCAAAAGTTTTATCGCAGCAAGTTGAGTTGCTAGATAAAACTCCCAAGATAAATTTTACAAGTGATTTCCCAGGACCTTTGCCAGAAGCATTTTCCAAGGTTTCACTGAATGTTCCAGGTTTGAGATTGATATCTTTCATTTTATTTTAAGTTAATAGGTAAGAAAAAGTGGGGGAGATTAATCCCCCACATAATCTCTTGATTAGTCTACGAAAGAGGAACCAGTCAAATTATTGATGAAGGCACGGATGCCAGCTTCACCTGCTCCACCTTCTTCACTCAAGATAATGATAGAGTGAGTGTTTTGTGTTTTCTTCTCAAAACCTACTGGAGAATCTTCCAAGTAAGTGATTTCGTACATTTCAAAACCAGTAGCAGCGGTATAAGTAGGTACGTACAAGAATTGATTTACATCTTCGTTGTAAATAGGATTCCAGTAGTAGCGAGCTTCAGCTACGTTAGGCAAGTTGTTACGGAAGTAGTGACGTTCCATTTCAGCCATAGCAGCTTTAACACCGATAGGATACTTAACGTTAGTTGCATAGGTGATAGTCCAAGCAGCACAAGCATCTTCGATATCGAAGTCTTGAGTGTTGTAAGGACCTTCGTGAACTTTTACTTTGAAACGTACCAAGTTGAATACGTAAGGAACTGCATCAGGAACACAAGCGTTACCGAATTCATCCAAAGCCTTACCTACCAATTTAACACCGTAGTTAGATCCGCTAGATACCAAAGAAGCAACAACATACTTGCTCAACAAAGGAGAAGCATTGATCTTAGTAACGATAGCAGTCATGTAGGTAGAAGCAGACAAAGCATCGCAGTCACCACCACATTCAGAGCAGCATGCAGTTTTAACAACTACAGACTCTTGAATCATTGGCTGGTAAATGCCTTTGCTCCAGTACTCGTCAATTTTCAAAGTAACAACGTATTCTTCGTCACATTTGAAAACAGGAGTAGCAGCAGAAGCTTCATCCCAACCAATGTAAGAAACTTGCTGGGTTACAGTCAAGTCAGCGTTAGTCTTGGTTACAGACAAAATATTGCTTTGCTTGATAATACTAGTTTGAAAATTACCAAATTTGTTATTGGTACCAGTTCCAAAAGCTAATTTAAAAGAAGCAGGAACAGATGGAGTAGCTCCTAAGTTTGCAGTACCATCAGCATTTAAAGCAGAAATACTTTTTGTAACCATTGGAGTTGCAGTTGAGGAGGGTACATAAGCAGCATCTACTGCGCTAGGTACGAAGATTTGTGTGATCTTGTGATTCATAGTTTTATATATTATTCAGAGTTTTTGTTTAAACGATCTTCAGCAAACACAGCTTGTGCTTGATTATCAGTTGATTGAGCAGCGAACTTAACAGCTAAGTCGACAATGTCTGACTGAGCATACTCAGGGAGTTCTGAGTCTTGATTCTTAGAGTTTGTTCCATCAAACTTAACGTAGCCCTCTACATCTATATCTAAGGGATAACGTAAGTATGTTACAAACACTTTTTCGATCTTAAACTTACTATCAGTGTAGACTGTCAAGTTATCATTCCCCAGTGTGGCTAAAGTTGTTCTCCACTCAAACGAAGGGCTGTAATTGTTGTCAAGGTACTTAGTAGTAAGTTCTCCATGTCTAACTAAGTCTATAGTAATGGGCTCAGAACAGGTTCCATTCTTTGCTATTGCGTAAGACGAAATATAAAACATATAGTTTGCTGCGTCTTTCAGAGGACAATCATAGCCAACGTGAAAGAGATCATTTGTTTTTACGGGATTCAGAGGCACATTACTGGTCTTCAATATCTGGAGATCATCAATACGCTTTCTGATTGAATCGTAGCCTACTTTATAAATATTGTTAGGATTAAGTTTAGTTTTAATCCAACTAACCTGAGCCTTGTTGAGGTAAACTATAATATCTTCAATCGGGATATCTATATTATCCTGACGATTGATTTTATTTAAAGTTAGTTTAAACTCATAGATGAGTTCCTCAACAGGGATCATGTTATATATTTAGTTTTTATAGAGCGTCAATTCGTGCTTTGTTTTTCAACTTATCCTTAAAGGATGTATACTCTTCTGTATTTTTAGGATCTGCAAGGAATAATTCAAACTCTTCGATTGACTTAGCCCATACATGCTCTCCTTCGTATACAATAGAACCTTTAATTCTAATGATGTTTTTATCTACTAGATCTTTTACAAGAGCCTTCACATCTAACAAGTCGTCACTGTATGACATAATCTTGTTAAACTGATCAATAGGATCTCGATCAAGAGCTGATGCTGGTGTACGTAAGAACTCATCTACTGCATTGTAAACTTCTTCTTCTGTAGCATCCATTGGTAATCCTAAGCCAATAAGCTTTTGAACTTTTTTACGCTTAGTTGCAGTCATCTTATCTAAAGATGCAATTGCACTGTTAATGCGTTTCTTACGTTCAAAAGTAGTCTTAGTTTCTACGTCACCATTGTAAACGTAGAACTTTACAATAGCTGTATCTATCTTACCACTTTCTATATCATCCATAGAGTGAGCAACCATTTCGGTTTCCATTAACCAATAAAAGTTAATTGCTTCTCTAGGATTCTCCATATTGAAGATGTTATCTCCATCTTCTAGGGTATATCCGTTTTCTTTAATTTCGTCATAGAACGTACTAGCAGGCAGTAATGATTCATCAAGAAGCGACTCATAGTATTCTCTAAGTTGCTTAACTCTCTGCATCTCTTGCTCTCTAGCTTTTGTGTCCAAGATTCCACGGAACTTCGGAGAGTTCTCATCTAATCCTGTTCTAATTACTCCACGTGAATCAACTCGTGGGAAAAACTTTCTTACTGTTCCTGGAATGAAGTTATATCCATTCTGGTACAATGATCCTTCTAATGTGCGCATGCTAGAAGGTTGTCTTTTGTAGGGACGAATAATTCGCACTCCCTGTGCTATTTCTTTACTCATTTTTGGTTTGGTTTAATTTTTGGTTCTAACTTTATCTATTTAGGAGGGGGCTATTAAACCCCCTCCGTCATAGATTCGCAATTAGATGCGAGGGAATTCTTTAATGATCACAGTCTTGGTAGGATCTTCCAAGAAGATACCTGCGAAGTCTTTCATGATGTAGGTAGAATAAGGATCTTTGCTAGCGATTGATGTCTGTTGAGCACCGAATCCTACTGAACCTGCAATGTACTGATAGTACATGTTAGGACGAGTAGACAATTTTACCTCACGGATACCTGCGTCATCTTGACCACTTACATCCAAGATGATGAAGATTGGAGGAGTCTTCTTGTTAGGACCCAACTCCAAGAAAGTAGCATGCTCATTCAATTGCTCTAATTCTACGAATTCAACTGGACCAGTCTCAGTAGTCATAAAGTGATCGAATTGGAAAGCATAACCTTGCTTAGTACGATCTTTACCATCCAAGAACTTATCAGCAGATACCATGAAGTTCTGACCGTTGAAGTCTTTGCGGATAGCAGTAGAAGCCAACTCCATACCAGAACGGTTGGTGTAGATCTTCACGCTACGGTCTTTCAACAACACACGGTTGTAGAACAAGTCACCGATAGCAGTACGAATCAAGTTCAAAGAGAACTGACCACGATCGTAGTAGATAACGTTACCCAAGTGCAATTGCTGCCATAAGCCTTGCTTAGCACGAGTAGGACGACCTTTTTCATCTTTACCGTTACCTTGACGACCCCACATCAAAGTGTTAGCTTTCATGCGCATCATCTCCATACGGAGCAAACGAGATACTGTAGGCTCCCAACCAACGATTTTGGTTTTCTCACCTTCAGCCATAGGATCGCTTACAGAGTAGTAAGTGATGTCCATAGGATTGCCTGAAGCGTCTGTCTGCATACCCAATTTGGTTGCATCAGCCCAGTCAGTGATAGTGTGTTCAACACCATACTGTTGCAATACATCAGCCATAACTTCTAAGTTACCATCGAACAATCCCAAGCTAGAGAATGAAGTGGTGTACTCACCCAATACGTTACCGATCTTGAAGTACTCAACACCTACAGCCAAGAAAGTAGCAGCTACGTAGTCGCTAGAAGAAGCACCTACTGCAGTACACTTGTACTTGAAACCGTTCTGGTGTTTTTCACCTTCAGAAACGATTTGGATTTGAGTTTCTTGCTCATAGCGGTGGCCGGTGATAATGTCGTTAACAACAAACACGTTCTTGTCAAATACCAATTCGAAAGTAGAACCATCACGACCTGGATAGGTAGCAGCAGTAGATACAATGATCTTAGGTAACTCAGCACGCTTCTTGATTTTGTAGGTGAAAACTCCGTTAGGATCGTTAACCATAAAAGGCTTACCAGTCTTCATTACCAAATCCAACAAGTCGTTCTTGTACAATTTAGTGTCGGTGAAAAGGCGAATCATCATTTTGTCATACTGATCAGGCTTAGTGCGCAGCATGGTTTCAACGAAGTTCTTGTCTGTCAATTTACCCAAACCATTTTTAGAATAGAATGAGCTGGTCATGTGAGCGTTAGCTATAACTCTCCCGTTAACCCTTGGAATACTTTGATTAGGCATAGTAGTAATTTATTATTTTTGTTTTTATGTTTTATTTGAAGTACCGTGAGAATAAGTCATCGTTAGATTTTGAAGTCTTACCAGACTTTTTACTCTTGGTCTTTAAATCATTGAATAGAGAATTGGTCTCTTCTGTTACAGCTTTTCTTTTTACAGGAGTTAGATCTAAATCATTTTGAACTAATCTAGCTACAGCTAAAAACTTAGAAGGATCCTCTTGACGCATCTTAGCAAGTTTGTATTCAAACTCACTAATACGCTGACCGTTTGGAAGAACGTGTGGTCTCGAAAGAACGAAGTCAAATAACTCTGTAGCTGATTGCTCGTTGATAGGATACCCTTCAATAGCACCTGAAGCAATTGCTCCATCTAATACATCAGCGTAGAGTTGCTCTCTTTCTTCTTCTTTCTGTCTCATCGCTTGTACACGAGCTTCACTTTGTTCTGCAAGTAGTGCTCTTTCCTGTTGCATCTTCTCTACCAACTTAACTTGGTACTTTTGAGAGTATGCTTCTAAGCGATCATTATCTCTAGCGTAGTTCAGTTGATCTTCGATTTCATCTTCATCCATTCCTGTCTTAGCTAAATACAAACGGAAAACTCTTTCTTGGTTTCCTTCTACAGATAAGTCTACATTCTCGACTACTTGTTCGTTTGAGAACATCTGTAAGTATTCTTGCACAGGCACTTTATTGATGAAGATATCTTCAATCATCTGTACTCCTGCTTCTCCGTAAGTTTCAGTAGCAAGTTCTTCTAATTGATTCCAAGCTCTATCTTCGATAGTCTCGTTCATCTTAGCTAAGAATGTTTGCTCATTCCACTCTATTTCTTCTCCTTCTTCTACGTTAAGCATTCCTGCTTTAGCAAGACCCTTACCAAAGACTTCAAAGTAATTATCTTCTTCGTCTTCATCTCCTTCTAAATCTACTTCTTCCTCTTCTTCCTCTTCTTCTTCAACAGGTGCTGGAGCTTTAGGAGGATTTATAGGTTCAGGATTTTCATCTTCTTCTAGGGGATCAAAGTCTTCTCCTCCTAAAATATCTGGTTTAATGTGGGCATTAGGATCTTCTGTAGGGGTATCCAAATCTAGTGGATCATCTACGGAAAAACTGTCAAAGAACTCTAAATTCTCTAATGGACTATTGGTTGTCATAAGGTTAGTTTGGTTTAATTCAAAAGTAATATTTTAAAAAATTAACACAAGAGATTAATAAATTAGGTTACGATATGCACAATAAGTTAAAATAGGGGATTTTTAGGCTCAAAAACCCCCTACTTTAGTGCTATAATCTATTACTTATTTGTATCTCTTATTTCTTTTTTGAGCCTGAATCGTACTTGTTTTTATTTGTTTGTGCTATTTTAAGCTTAGTGTCGATATCCTTTTCCTTCAGTGCCAACTCTTTCTCCTTTAAATTTAACTCTTTATTCTTAGTTACTTTTTCAAAGGTTTGTTTAGAGATGTCTTGAGCTATCTTAGTCTGTTCAATTAAGAGACCTGTAGTATCTACGTCAGGACTATAAGAACCTTCGTTAGCAATACCTTGGAGTTGAACTACTTGCAGTCTGTTCTCACGATCAAGCTGCTTATTCATGTCATCTCTTCTAGCATCTTCTGCTTTCTGAGCTGCATCCATTTGCATCTTCTGTTCAAACTGTGCTTGTTGTTGCTCCAACTGTTGTTGCTTAAGCGCTTGATCTTGTTGACGGATAGCTTCTTTACGTTTCTGTACATCAGACAAAGTCTTACGTAAGCTTCTTTCAGAGTTAGCAGTAAACAAATCTACCATTTCAGAAAGCTCTGCTCCATTCTGCATCGCAGGTTGAGCCAACTGCTTTAACTGTTCAAGAGTAACTTTGTCTTCTGCATAAGAAGAAACAAATACAAACAACTCATGAAGTAATTCATTCTTAGATACCTGTAAGAATACAGTCTCTAGTTCAGAGTTTAGATAGTTTAAAGTAGAAGTAGGCTTCTGTAATTCAATATACTGAGCCATATCCAAGATAGTCTGATAAACTTTCTGTAAGATGTTATCATGCCAAGCAAACCAAGTTTCTGTTTGAGCAAAGGATTGAATCAAAGCATTGTTAGCAGCAGTAGCTGTATCTGATGCTTGAGAGTTACCTAGACGTTGACGAGTAAGACCTACTAACTCATAAGCTTCTAAGCGAAGTTGTTGAGCTAATTGGATACGTGCTTGAATCTCTTGTGAACGAGTAAGATCAAGGCGAGAGAATTGGTTGAACTGTACAGCTCCTCCTGTGTTCTCAATTGAAGTATCAATCAAAAGAGTTCCTCTGTTCTTAGCATTCCATAGCATTGTCTCGATAGGATCCTGAGAGTCTTTCTTAGGAACTACTTTCAAGTCACCCAAGAATACAACACCAATTTCTTTCTCAAGCAATTCCCACAACTGATTCATACAGATGTTGTAAAGAACCTGATAGGGTTTAAGAAGATCTAACAAAGACTTACCTTGAGTGTTACGAGTGGTATTAATAATACCTACAATAGGAGCACTCTGAGTAAACTCTAAAGGTTCTACATTTACGTAGATGTCTGCACCAATCTTAATACCTCTCCACCATTCGTTGATCCAAAGTTCCTCAAGAGTAATATCACCTAAGGTTTTATCCATCTTGTAATCTTCAGATACAAACATCTCTTGTTGGAATCCTTCCTCATCTAAGTAGGTACGTTTGAAGATACGTTTCTTAGACTGCCAGTAAGAAGTAACAACTGTGTAAGAGTGCTGAGAGTTAAATGAGAATACGTTATGATCAATACCTCCGTTAGCAAAGTCACCTACGTTCTCGAAGGTTAACTGCCACAAAGGATCGTTAGGATCTGGCAAAGCTGGAGCTAAGGGAGAGTATTCGTTGTTTCTTAAGTTCTGTAAAGAACGATTCTTCAAATGCTCTACTTCTTCTCCTGTAAGATTATATCTCTCTACGATTTCACTCATAGAAAGAACTTCAATCAAACCTAAAGCCCAACAGTCAGATGTGTACTGAGCATTACGATTAGCTAAGTACCATACGTTAGATGGGTTCTCTGTCTTATAGGTAAATCCTAAGCGAGAATTATCTGGGTAGAAGTGGTGAAACTCTTTACCTGTTACCAAGAAATCTAAGAAAGCTTGCTGAGACTTCTCTCTAAAGTTAAAGTGGTACTTAAGAGCATTTAAAGTTTTGTTACCCCACTCTTCTGCAACAGAAGTATAATCCAAAATTTTGTTCTGGATTTCTTGTTGCATCTGAGCTTCTTGTTCGGGATCAACAGGTTGACCTTCTAACTGAGCTTCTAACTTCTTTAAGAAATGTTCTTTAATTAACTCTGTACGGAAATCAATAGTCTCGTTTACAGCTTCGTCATCTACTGCTTTAACCTTGTACTTGTGAGGACGGTTAATTAACTCTCCCTTCAACTGATTGATAGGAGGGTTAACAATAGGATAGTGCTTTAAGTGCTGAGGTACTTCAGGCTCTTGATCAGGTACATCATTTAAGTAACTGATTAGTTCCTGCATCTCAGGGATGTTTGTGTAGTCAGAGAAGTTAAATTCTCCGTTAAGCAACCTATAGTTTTTTCTAAAGGTGATATTCTGCTTGTACTGTGCAAATGCAATATTTGCAAAGTAGTCCATAGTAGACTTAATCCAGCTCTCCTTTTCTTTATCCGATAAGCTTACAAACTGCTCAGGATAAAAGTAGGCGTGATTGACTGGATCAGTGTACTCTTTGAGAGATTCAATAATCATTGTATTTGTTATTTAGTTTTAGTTAATAGCGAAAAGGTGATGAAGTTGTACGAAAAAGAGACGAACCTTTCTTCTCTCTAAAGTATGCTTGCATTCTAGTATCCTGACTTGCATCAGAAATAATTACTTGAGTGTTTAAAGACTTAGCCATAGCTAAAGTAAGACCAAATGAAATAACTCGGTCAACGTTTAACTTAGGTGTGAACTTAATTAATTCCTTAATTAGAACAGGATCTAAGATTCTAGTAACTCCTAGACGTTCTTTTATAGTGTTACCATCTGCATCTCTTTCTATATCTACTACTTCTGTGATGTACTCAATGATAAGCGACATTAAATAGTTTTTAATATCCTTGGTCATGTGAATTCCATAGTCACGATTAACTGTAGAGTTAGGGTGGATGTCGTTAAGAAACTTAGGTGTCTTCTCTAAAACTCTAGGAGACTCTTGCTTATCTACACAGTGCTGAATAAAACCATAGTCCATGTTCTCACAAAGAGTCTTAGCATTGTAATACTTAAGAAGCATCTTAGTAGTATCGTACCAGGTTTCAATCTTCTTAGGACGACCTGTATAACAAGCTACTACCATATTCTGCCAGCCTTCTCCGTTAAGATTATGTACTCGCTTATAAATGTAAGTAGACCCCAAAGAAGTTGAGTAATGTGCCTGTGACTGTTTGTATGGATCCGTTCCTGCTGTATAAAGTCCATAGGGGGCTTCTGACAGAGGATATTCCCAAATCTGTACACAACCCTCAATATTATCTGTTGGTTTAACAGGGAAGTTCGTAACAGCCTTTTTCTCGGTAAACTTGTGACGTACTGTTCCGTCTGCTGACATGTAGAGTTCTACGTTGTCTGCTACAATCTCTTGGGCAGTTAACTTCTGTAGTTGTTCTTGAAGTAAATCTACTGGGAAAATGTTCTGAGATAACTCTAAGAAACACTCCTCGTGCGTGAGAGGATAGTACATTACTTCTTTTAAGTAAGTCTCTAATCCACTAGACTTTTTAATCTGTTCTCTAGACTTTAAGATAAGTTCTTTACCCTTCTCTTCGTCTGCTACCCAAATCTTAATTAAGTCTAACTCAGAAGCCTCTTCTTTGCCTAGATAAAGTCCTAAGGATTTTTCTTCCTTTGGTACTTTTAGAGATTTAGTTCCTGGAATAAACAATCCATAACTCTTACCTGTTTCGTTTGCCTCTACAGGTAGGAAGTTGTAAGCTTCTGGGTTATTAAATAATTCTTCTAGGTCAGCAGCTTTACTCATGTCTCCCGAAGTTCCGATAACAAATGGAGAACAACGCCATCCATAAGGACTATCGAAACACGGAGTAGTTGCCGCTAAGCAACTAAGAATCTTACCCTTTCCTCCTTCTTCCAAAAGAAAAGAAGACAGAGTAAGACCAGCAGCTGCTTCCGTATTGTTGCCTTCATCAAAGTTACGTACGTGAAATTTAGACCACTCATTACGAGCATTGGTCTTTTTATCTTTAAAACCTAAAGTAACCTGCTTCTTCCAGTCATCCTCAATACGAGGAAATCTAAAGTAGTCAGGAAGATTACGAATACCTAAGTCTACGTAATCTGTAATTACTTTTAAGTCAGGTTGGTTAAGTGCAGATATCAAGTTATCAGAACCCTTCTGTGTAATGGCTTTGTGAGCCATATAAGAAGAAGTCAAAACAGACTTAGAGATACGTCTGGATCCTACCATAACAACTCCTTTCTTTCCATCCTCGTGATTCTCTGCCTTGTGAATGGTTTCATCTACAGCTAGGTAGGTGTCCCAAAGTTGAGGTTTATCTAGTTTACGAACTTGACGCTTACCTACTATAGTGTCTATATAAATAGACCAATAGTTTAAATGCCAATAAATGAAAGGAGAAAAGTAAAATCCATTAATAGTAATACCTTCTGTAATCTTCTTATCCTCGTTTTCCCAAAACGCAGTATATTCCTCTGAATCAGTATCAGGGAAATTCCTTACGTTAATTAGGAACTCTGGACTATCTAGATTAGGATGTATCATTAACTAAATTGTTTCATCTTACCGTTAATCTCTTGAGATCCACGGGCTTCTGCTTTTTGTTCTTCTTTCTCTCTAAGACGATCTACTACTTCAAGTAAAGCTAAGTATTCTTTCATAGTATCTCTAAGAGATTTGATTTGTGATTCTTGGCTAGCAATAACCATAGGCATTGTTCCTCCTTTGGCTGTAGGCTTCCATTCAATTCTGTCTTTCAATCCATTGATAGGATTGTTATCTATATATGCTCTCCACTCAGTTAAGCGTTGTTCTGCCCATTCAAGTTCTGCTGATATATAGGATAGTTTTTTAGTTGCCATTGTTGTATTTTTTTAAGAAGTCTGACTGGTTCATGTTCATGATGTCTTCAAGAACACGTGCATAGAAGTCTTCATCTCTTCCAGTCTTTCCGTACGAGTATCCTGCTTTCCAGAAAATCTTAAACGTCTCGAATAAGTTATCCTGTAAAGTCTTAGATACGTAGGGTTGTTGACTAGGGGCTTGGTGGTTTTCCATAATCTTATTTTTTAGAAGAAACCTGTGTTAAAGGTTTGTCAGCAGGCAAGAAGTAAATCTGTACTCCACACTTACTTCCTGGTTTCTTGTCACAACCATTCTTGATTGTGAGTTTCTTTACTCTACTTTGTGCCATAATAGTTCTATTTGTTTATCTGGTTTAGATGCGTTCCAACTCTCTACTCCACAATTCGAAGATAGAGATGCTGTTTTGAAGGTGCAGATACACCCACAAAACGAACAGTGTAGTTCTGACCTGGTAGTGCTGTAGTGTTCGCCCGTGAGTTGTAAGTACTCAGGGGAAGATACTGCGTTTGTTGAATTGTAGGGACACTTGAGACAAATATCCATTCGCTCTGCGATAATGTTCTGTTTTTCATTATTCAATAGTTTGAATTGGTTCGCTGTCTTCGTTGCCACTCCCTCCAGTACTTTGTTCAAATTCTTTAGACCCTTCAGGCTCAGGGCCATATACTCTTTGTAAGGATTCATATAATTTTTTGTGGTTTTGTTTTAAGGTTATAACAGTTCTATCAAAGTAATCAACTACTACAGGTGCGTATAGTTTTTTAGATTTTCCTCTTTCATATCTGTCTTCAAATAACTTAATCCAGTTCTCTAGCAAGTAGTAGTTATTATATCCTCTGAGTGCTGTAAGATCTTCTCTAGGAGAATCTGTAAGCAAAGTTTCAGACTTAAGTTTAGTAGCTATAGTCTTCATTGCCTTGTTAGGATTAAATACTAGAACTCCTAATCCAGACAATCTTACTTTAACTGTGGGTAGCTCTTTAATCTCTTCGATGGTTTTTTTAAGATACCACTCGTAGACTGTGCTTACTTGGTCTATAGTCATATCCATTTCCTTAGCAACCTCGGAGTAAGCTGCATAGGTTTTTATTTCGATGTTGTCGTATTTATCCTTTACAGTTCTCATGCTTGTGCAGCTTCCAACTGGGGTTCTACCTTTTTAGTTTCTCCTGTAGAAAGAATCAAAGTGAGTGTAACGTCTTGCTTGCTAGTAGGACACAATCTTCTGTTGACTGTGTTTTTTTCTAAGATGCCCATTTTTCTTAGTCTAGTAATCCCGTTAGAAATTACTTGGACTGATGTGCTAAACTCACTTGCGATTCTTTCTTTTACTTCCTTGTCTAAAGTACCGTAGTAAGAACTATGGGCTAATATACTAGTGTATAGATCTGACAATCTATACCCTGCAAGTCTAAGCAATACATCAATATATGCTTGATGTAACTTGACTCCTTCTTCATATCTACGTGCTACTTTCATTGGTTTGGTTTGTTTTTACTTAAACAAATATACCATTATAGCAAAAAAAGTCAAGTTAAATGTTAAGTCTAAAGACACGTGTAACATTTTATATTACACGTGTTAAGAGAAATTTTAATCTAGATAATTATTTTATTAGTTTGTAAGTATTAGACAAACACTATAGACAAAAAAAGATTTAAACTTATATTTGTGTTAACTAAAAACACTGCTATGTCGATGGAAAAGATTAAAAGACCCACAGCTCAGGAAGTGTTTGACATATTCCTGTTAGCCTTGCAAGACGAAGAGATTAAGATAGCAGGGGATATAGAAGGATTTAAAAATGCTTTGTACGAAGGCTTCAAAGACTTTACCTACAGAAAGAGATACACAGAAGAAATGTTGTGGGAATACATAGAAATGGCTATGGACTCTCTTGTAGACGATGATCCTCCAATGCAACAGACTGACTATCTAAAGGGTCAGCAGGCTGCAGGACTCTAAAAAATCCACAAATTTTCAACACACCAGACTTCTGACCTACAAATGCTATTACATTTGTAGACTGACACCACTTCTTAGTGTTCGCAGATGAGGATTAGAAAGTAATCTGCTAGAAGTCGGATTGTGAGAGTAGCCCTCAGAGGTGAAATTGGTTTTCTCCGATAGTGTCGAAATGTTCTTACGAAGTTTACAGTGCTCTGACCTACAACTAATAGACCGTAGGCAATAAGTGGACAGAACAGAGACTTAGCTCCGAGAGCTATTTGGTTAAAAACTGCTGTAATATAAGTTAGAATAGAAAGTCAAAATAGACAACTTCTCATTTGAGAAGGATATTATCCTATTTCAAGTTTTCAAATCCATTCTTAAACGACTTCTCCAAGGCCTTAGAGTAAGCTTTTCTGTTGTGAGGAATCCCTTCTACAGAAACAAACATTGCATTTACATAGACAATCTTCTTTGCTTCTCCTGTTACAACAGTTCCATTGACATTGATCTGTGTAATTACAATGTACTCACGCTTAAGAAACTGTAAGCCTACAATGTTTAAGAGTTGTTCAGGCATAGCAATGGATTTGATTTCTCCTGAAATAGGACTGCCCTCATTACATAATTGGTACTTTGAAGAAGCGATCTCTTCTAGAGTTGTCTGTGCTCCGAAGATGATAGGCCTTCCTCCTATCTCTGTTACAGAAGCAATTGAAGTTACAGTGTCAACTTTGTAGCATTGAGCACTCAGAGAAGTCATCATAGTGACTAGGGCAGAAAGTATAAATAGTTTTTTCATGTTAGTAAGTTACTGCTCCAGAGTATCCAGGAGCTATTAAATATAGATTAAGGGTTCCTCCACTAGTTAAAGTAGAAGTTGAGAAGGTAGTTATTCCTGGATATGTAGTACGCACATTACCAGTAGAAGAAGAGATTGTATTGTACTCAGTAGCTGTAAATATTCTTACATCAGAGGCTAACCTCCATCTAGTAAATCTTCCTGACTTCCTAGCAGCTACGTAATACTTGTCTGCAATGTTTAATCTTCCGTCATCATTAACATCAAATCTGTGATAAGATAATCCATTGACTGTAGACTTACCTAAGATAATATTAGATACTGTTTGAATATCTGTGGTAGTGTAAGCCTGAATTCTTGTAGGTACATCTACTTGTATATACCATTGCGTACTTGCAGTAGTGGTTCTAGAGAAAGCATAGTATCCTGAAGAGTTAGTATACGCTGTAGCATCTAAAGTCCAAGAAGAGGTTGTAGTAGTTACTGTCCCTACTTCAGAAGATTGATAAGAATGTGCAGATTGAGAAGGTCTTCTCCAGATAAGATATAATCCATCTCCGCCAGAGTATTCTTGCATGCGTGCAATAAACGTATAAGAAGTACCTGCGGTTAAACTCACACTGCCGTATTTGTAAGTACCTACTCCTTTACCTCCATAGTATTCAATAATACTTCCTGTATTTACTAGCCAAAGATCTGATCCATCATCAGAAGTCATACCAAAAGAATAAGTGCCAGTTTCTGCAGGAGTAAAAGTAAAACTTACTTCTGTAGCATAGTAATCCCCACTACTAGGAACACTAGCACCTGCAGAAGTTAATGTACTATAAGTTCCAAAATTTAAAGAAGAGTTACCCGACATTGTAGTTGTTGACCACAAACTAGTGTGAGAGTAACTTGTGTTAAAACACCTATCCATTTCTGATCTCGTAGAAGGATAAGTAGAGTACTGTGTGGTAGCACCAGTTCCATTATGAGTTCTATAAACCTTTACTGTAGTAGAGTTATTTCCTGTAGTAGTTGTTGTTCTTTTATAAAGCTTCACAGGAACGTTTATAGCAGCACCTCCATTAGCACTGTACATATATCCTGAGTAAGTGAATTGTGCACTCAGTGGGTTCACAAAGAAGAGTAAAACAATGATCCACCTCATATCAGTAACTTAGCTCCCATTAAGATTTGAAAGTTTAAGATATCTTGTCCTGCTACGTAAGTTCCTCCTCCAGTAATACCTAAGCCAAAAGTCTTGGTCATTTTGTAGGTAAAGTTAAAGAAAGGAATTACAATAGGCTTAGCTTCAAATAAAGACTCTGTATAATATTTAGAGTAGGGAGAATAGATTCCTGCTGCAATAATTGTAGCATCTATATTCTTAGTAAGTTTTCCCTTGTACATAAATCCACCTATAGCAATTGTAGAAATCATCTCTTCTCCAAATAACTTACCATAGGTTCCAGCTGCTCCGTAAAGTGCTGTAAAGTTCTTAACTGAGTTTACTCTTACAAACAAGAGTGTATTTGATATTGATTTAGGCATCAGACTTAGACCATCTGATACAACACTAATGTGTTTGTTGCCTTTTTTGTTTGCTCCTATCCAAGAACGGACACAGGAGATATTACCGATTCTAGCATTAAGCATGTAATCAGCTGAAAACCCAAGAGAAGAAGTACCATCTCCTTTTACTCTTGTAAAGGAGGCAGTACCTCTTGCATCTTGTGCTCCATCAGACTTAGTCTGAATACCAACTAAATCACCAGTTACTAATATTGCGGGCTTAGCAACTTCGGCTTTAGCTTTATTGGCTGCTTTCGCAGTACCACTAGACTGAGTCTTTTGTTGCTCAGTCTTAGTTTCTTCTACTTGTTGGTCGGAGGGTTTTTCTTCTTGTACTTCCGTTTTTTCTTCGGTTTTACCTCCGCCACCACTTCCTCCACCTTTGGAGCTTCCACTACTGCTTCCACTACCACTGGAACTTCCACTGGAGCTGGAGCCACTGCTTCCTCCATTACCTTCTCCGCTGCTACCACTACTTCCGGGATTTCCGTTGTCGGTATTCCCGCTTTGATTTTCTGGTGCATTTCCTCCATTGCTGCTGCTTCCAGTTTCTCCTGACGAGCTGCTAGAAGAATTAGAATTACTAGAGCTGTTACTAGTACGATTCCGAGAATTAGTTCTGCTGTCATTATTGTTTGTTTTATTGTTTGTTCCTACGTTAGTTCCTGAAGAGGTGCTAGATCCTACGTCTACGTTTACACTACCTACATTTGAAATAGCCCCTAAGTTCATTACATTGCTTACAATGTTTAGAGTCGTATTTGTTGTAGTAGTTGTAGTAGTAGTTACTCCAACTCCTTGACAGGGTGATGTATTTTGATACTTCAAATATACACTATTTATCCAATTATCAAACGTTCCATCTTGTAATTCTGTATAAGAGAATGTTTTAACCTGTCCATAGTAAGCAATTACTATAGGACTGGACATGTCAGCATTAATAAATTTTAGCTCCTGTGTGCAAGGATCTGTGTATGAATAGATAAAGCTCTGCCCATTTACGGACAGAGCTATAATCATTAATAAAGTAAAAAGCTTAGTTTTTAAATACACCTGACTTAATGAGATTTTGGATCACATTAGTACAAGCAGTTTCAAGAGATTTACGGGTAGCTTTACCTACTGTGCTTTGAGAAAATTTCATATCGTCTAAAGACTTTAAGAAAGATTCGCCTGTCTTTGTAGATTCACCTTCACCAGATCCAATATAGATCTGACCTGTTTTAGCATCCACAAAGCGGACCTGTAAACGGATGAAGGTAGTAACCACAACCTTTGACTTAAGGCCATCAACTTGCTCGTCTTCATCAACAGCAAAATCAGCCACAGTAACGTAAACAAAGTAGTGAGCAGGTTTAATCTTACCTTTTCCATCAACAGGCTCATCGAATACGCCTTTCTTTGATGCTTTGAATTGTGTGACCATTCTTTCTTTGATCTCTGACTTCTCTTCTGTGAATATAAATCTATTTGTTTCATCCAAATAATCAAGTACAGACTCCGCAAATCCTAGACCTACATTCTTCTCTTGCAGAGCAGGATACAAAGCTAATACCTTAGTCATATCCACGCTTACTACTTGTACTGTTTTTTTAATAGAATCTGTATAGTTAGATACAGTAGATATGTCTTTCACCTCTACTTTATCTTCCTCGGTAGTAGTCTTCATAGAACCACAACCCATTAATAGTAAGACTAACCAAAGTCTGTTAAGCGACTTACCAAGGATCTTCTTCATCAGCTTGGGGTTTGGTTGCAGGAGCAGCAGGTTGAGCAGCAGGTTTTTCAATTACACGTTCTTTGATGATTGTGTTAGTACCTCCGCTAGATTGCTTCTGTTGGTTAGTGTTGTTGTTCTCTAGGTTTACATTAATTACAGGCTGAGCAGCTTGTTCTGTTTTAGCCTCTTCTTTAGGTTCTTCACCGCCACCGAATTGAGTAGCAAACCATGCACCTCCTGCAGTTACAGCAGTGGTGACTGCGCCAATGATTGCTTTCTTAGTAGCAGACATTACGCTTTCTTCTTGTTCTTCTGACATAGTATTAGGAGTTATTTGGGTTAGATAATGATTCACCGTCCTCTTCATCGACCTTCTGAATTAACATTTTGTCACGGTCTTCTGAGTTAAACCAGTAGTCAACTACTTTGTTCAAGTTACCTACAAAGGCACCAAAAAGAATAAGTAACATCTCTTTCCAGTTCTCTTGGATTTCTATTCCAAAAAATACTGCAGAGTTAATACCAAGAATAATAAAGAAGAACAAACCTAATACGATAGCTGTAATCTTCCAACGATTAGCCTGCATTTGCTGCAGCATGTAATAGAATCTATTCTTAGGATCTACTGGGACTGGTTCTGCTTGACTAAAACCAAGCGTTTTTTTAATGTTCATAGTTTTATTTAGTTACGATAATTTTAGAATGTAAGGTCTCATGCTCTGTTACGACAGTAAGCACATAGACGCCATTAGAGAGACGATCTAGGTTAGTAGTATACTTGTACTTACCTGCAGGCATTTTCTCGTTTAAAATGGTCTGTATGCGTCTTCCTACCTCATCAGAGATAGCTACGTCTACGTCAGCATCTTGTTTGATCTGGAATTGTATCTGTACTGCTCCATCTGTAGGGTTAGGGAATACGATGATAGAGTTAAGATCATTTAAAGAAACAACTCCTTTGTTAATCCTACGTACTTCAATGATACCCATAGCAGGAGTGATGTTCATGTCTTTAGACTTAGCATCACCTACGTATTTAGCACCAGTCCATAAAGCTGCAGTAGCCCAAGAGTCTTGTGGCTTCTTAGCAATAAACTGAAGAGTGAATACTTGGTCTCCGTCATTTAAGAGGTTTTCGTTAGTTAAGTCAGCTGCTCCCCAAGATACTGTACCGTTAGAAGGGTTTAAGTAAGAAGTCCACTTCATCATCTTTTCAGTGTTCTCTACTTTCTTAAACTCTAAGTAAGCAGTATCATAACGTAAGTCTAATTGAAGTGCACCCAACTGCTTGCCATCTGTAAGAACTTTAACAGGAACGTTAACTAAGTTACCTTCATCTACAGTTACTTTAGGCATGTTAATCTCGATAGTTTCTGCAGGGAAATCATAACTTACAGTCTCATCAATGATGTAACGCTTAGCATTAGCTGGGTTAGTAATCTTGATAGGAGTCAAACGAGCCATCTTAAATCCTGTAGCGTTAGCATCTCCTTTAACAGCTACGTAGTAAGTGATAGAATCACGACCATCAATAGTGTAATCAAAGTTGTTAATAGTAGAGTAAGTAGAAGTTAGGTTAGTAGCTGATCCGTTAATTGAATTATATTCAGCAACTGTAAAGAACATTACATCCTTTTTAGAATTAGGCCAACTAGAGAATCTACCTGCTAAACGACCGTAAACAGAATATACGTCAGCAATAGTGATAGAACCATCAGTGTTGTTTACATCCATTGTGTAGAAGTCAAAACCAGAGGGAGTGTATTGAGCTAAGATAGATTGGTTAATCTTCTGTGCATCTGCAGTAGAGAATACGTTACCAGGAGTCATTGTATCTCCCTTAACTACCATACGTACATCCCAGTAAGT